GCCTGCAGCGAATTGGTGGTCGCCGTGGGGTATTGATACACCCACAAGCCCGCGCTCCCCGAAGGATTCGTGCCCTGCGCGTACAGGCGGCCGGGAGCCACATTCACCTGGGTCTGGCCATTTTGGGTGGCGGCGAGCCCGGTGAAGTACATGCCAGCCGGCGCGATCGCGTCCAGCGCGATGTGGTCGATGCCGTCCGAGGTCCACTGCTGCAGGTCAATGAAGTCCTGCACCTGGAAGTCCATGTTTTGCTGAAAGTTGAATTGTTGTTCCATCGGATTTCTCCCTACTCACGCGGCAGCATGGCGCCGCACATCGTCGCCGGATCGCACTGCGCCTGGCGACCACAGCTCACGACCGCGTAATTGCGGGTATCGACGAGCAGGGTGTCCCGGAGCGAGGCACAGCGCGCCAGGCTGTCGCAATAGCGCGTCAGCCACTCGTAATCCTCCGCCACGAAGTACCCCTGACCGTAATAGCTGGGCGCCCAGGGCGAGCGCTGCAACGGGAACCAGGCCCGGATCTGCGCCGTGTGCGGCTGGACGCCAGTGTGTACGGCATCGACAAAGAAACTCTTGCCACTGGCCTCGAGCGTCCGGCTCTCGTTGAACAGGTAGAGCCGGGCGTACACGTGGTTGCTGGCGTCTGAGGCCTGCCAGTACAGCCCACCTGCGCCAAAGTGGGAACCAGCGAAAATGCAAGGCGCGGAATAGGTCTCCGAAATCCAGTCGGGAAACACCTGCGTCGGATCGACTCCGGCGTCGACGAGTTTGTAATTGACTCCCAGCCCCGGCCCGGCGTAGCTCTGCAGGAGTTGCAGCAGGTAAACCGGTGCGTCTACAGCCGTGCCGAATCTCGGAAATCCGCCATCATAGGTTCCGTGCGAGTTACTGACTGGCACTTGGATCTGCAAGTAGGCCACGCCGCCCGCCGTCCACTCCGAAACGGCACATTGCGTGCTCGATCCCTGATCCTGAATGAACGCCTGCGGCAGCGCTCGTACCGCCGCGCCGAGGTCGAGGCCATAACAGTGGCCCATGAACCGGCCGGTGAACGTTGCGCCATCCGAAACCGCGAAAGGATCGGAATTGGTGCGCAAGATCAGTTGCGGGTAGACCGCCAGTGCCGCGTCCTTCTCTGCCTGCGTTTGCGCCGCGCCATAGTAAAGCTGGCAGGGCGGCCGGACGACGTTCGTCACCGTGCCGCCATAAAGCCCCGTCACTCGTCGAACGCCAGCAAGTGTCCCGTCGACTCGATGGTCCGCGAGTGCAGAGCCAACTACCGCGCGCTTCTTCGCCTCATCCCACGCGGCGTCCCACGCATCGACGCCCAAGGCCCAGGCGAGCCAGGGCAACAACGCCGCGGGAATCGCCTGCGGATTCCAAAGCGACCGGATGCCCACCGGACCGTCGTCACGCAGGCGCCATCCAGCGCCCTCCATGTTCCGCTCAAACAACGACGCGTTGGGCGGCAGGACAGAGGGTGTGGCGCTCACTCAGCCCTCACAGGCGCAATGTTCACGGAGACGCTGTCACAGACATTGATCATGTAGGGATCACCGACAACATCAGCAGAGGGAGACTGGATTGTCGCGTTTTGGACGCCGGCCTGATCCAGAGCGCCATACATGCCGGCGGGCGTGATGCCGTAGCCCAGCCGTTGTACGTTCTGCGTGTAGGCCGTGAGCGCGTTCGTGATCGCCGTTGTCACAGCGCTCGCGTCCGGCCCGGGGTAGAGCGTCACCGTCGCCTTTATCAAATAATGTTGGATCTGGGCCCCCTGCACCCCCACCACATCGGTCAGCGGCCGGACATCATCCGCGTTGAGCGCGGCAGACACCGCGGCCAGCAGGTCCGGCGAAGCAGCGCCGCCGTTATCGGTGCTGTAGATGGTCACAACGACATTGCCCGGCGCCGGCGAGAAGGCGCTCGCGTCCGCCACGCGCAGGTCGGCCGAGAACGCAAAGTAGATGTAAGCGTTCCCCGGACCGGCGCACGAGAACGCATCCGGTGCGAGTTGTGCGCGCAGGCGTAGCCGGTCGTCCGTTTCGCTCGTCACGTTGCCCTGCGCGTCCGTGAAGCTCATGCGCTCAACGCCGAACAGCCCAGCCAGACTATCCAGGTCGGAGCCCAGCGCGGTGGCCAGCATGTTGGCGTTCGCTGCGTCGTTGATCCGCTGGCGCAACATCATCTCCCGGTAGGCAAACGTCTCCACCAGCTTCACGGCCGGATCCGACTCGAGCAGCGCGGAAAACGACGGATCCCGCGTCACCAAATCCTGGAGGATGTCGAGTTTGATCGACTCGAAATCGATTGTCTCGACCACATCCGGCGGCGTTAGCGTCGAAAGGTCGATCAGGTTGAAGCGGCTCATGAAAGTTTCAGACCCTCGATGGCGATGGTTTGCCCGTCAGGCAAGTACTGAGCGGTCAGCGCGATCATGATCGAACCGCCTGCCGGATCCGCGGTGACCGTTACGCTCTGCACCTGAATCCGCGGCTCCCACGTGGACAGCGCGCCTACCGTGGCCGCCGTGATCGCCATCTTGGTGCTTTCGTTCAGCGGCTGGTCGATCAGCGCGAACAGATCCGAGCCATAGTCGCGCAACATCACCCGGCTGCCTTTCGGCGTCAGGAGGATGTCGCGAATGCTCTGCTCAAGATGACTGAAGCCGGCCAACTCCGCGCCGGTATCCACACTCATGCCGATCATAGTTGTGCAGGCGGAACCATCTGGGCCACCGCGCCCGTGGCGTGCACATCGCCAGCCACTTTCAGCGTGCCGGCCACCTTCCCGTTCAGCGAAAGATCGCCGTTGAGAGTCAGCGCGCCAGCAAGCGTCACGCCGCCCTGCGCATTCACCGTCACGGCCTGCGCGGTGACCGTGGCGTTGCCCTGGATGTTGATCGTTACCGCGCCCACAGCATGAATCGTGAACATGTGGGTCGCGCGATCGTAAGAGATCGTCGTGCCATCGGAGTACTTCGTGACATGCTGATTCGCGCTGTTCGACGGCGCCAGCTTCGAGCCGGAGTAGAGCGAGCCGATAATCACGCCCTGCGACAGGCTTCCACCCGGGCACAGGATCGCCACATGCTCGCCAGCCTCCGGGGCCCACCAGGTCACATCGCCGCCAGCGCGTGCAGTCAGCCAGGGAAGCGGCGCGGTCTGCACCTCTCCGACCTGGACTGTCGCCACCGCGTTTTCGAGGTCCACGGAGACGATCAGCCCGCGGTGAATCAGGTTGCTCACCTGATGGTTGAGCCGAGCCGTGTCCGGATCCTGCAGCTCGCCGGTCCGCGCGCCGCGCTGAATCAGAAGGTCCAGCATGCCTTAGCCGCCCACCACTTCGATGTAATCCGCCTGGTTGGCCGCCCCGATGTCCGGCGCAATGCCGACAAAGACCTCGGTCGGCGCAACACCAGCGACGCGGGGATCCGTGATGGTTTCCGTATAATAGGTGACCGTGTAGACGAGCTGCACCATCGCCACTGCATCGACGCCGCCGGGCTTGAGCGTAACCGTGCTGCTCTGCAGCAGGGACTTCGAAGCGTTGCCGCCCAAGGTCGGATCGGAATCCATGAAGGCTTCGATCTGGTAGGCCAGCTGATCGAGTTGCCGGTCGATCGGGACTCCTGAGCGCGGCATCTCCATGATCCCGGCCACCGCGAGCACCAATTCCCGCGTCAACCGGCCCGGGCTGTCCGGGTCATTCGATACCCACGAGTCCTTCTCATCGACCGACTCGCTGGGGGTGTGGATGAAGATCGCGGGCGACCAGTTGTCGCCGACCGGTTCAATCCGGTCAGCGAAAACATTGGTGCCGGCCAGCGTCGCACTCACCAAGCCCGCGGCAATGTAATCCCGGATCAGCGACCGGGGATGATCGGTAGGCATTAGAGCTTCTTCAAAAGGAGGAGCGCGCCGCCACTCTTGTTCACCAGGTCACCCTGCTTGTCCGGCTGCACATCCCAGATAGCGTAGTTCACGCCGTTGACGGCCACGGTGTCATCCTGCGCGGGGCCCGCGGTGCCAGCGAAATCCGCCAGCCGGACGCCCAGCACCGGATGGACCGTCGTGATCGTGCTGCCGTAGCCGTCGAGTTTGACGTTCTGATAGGCGGCATTGAAGTAGCCCGACAGAGCGATCGTGCTGCCAGCGCAGAAGGTGTATGCGTAAGGCGTGCCAAATCCTGTGTCCGGATCGAGCAACCCCTGCAGCATGTCGTCAACCTGGTTTTGCCAGCTCATTGCAGAAAGCGGGAGTGGGCTTTAGCCCGCTCGCGGAAGCTTGGGAAATGCGCTTCGATTCAATTGACGGTAACGCGGCCGTTTCTTGGAAACTGGCTCCGCCTAGTCTATAGTTGCCCAGGCTTCGATAACTCGGGTTAGCAGAACCCGAAGCGGGCCTCGCGGGTGGCCTCTCTGCGCTCACCGCGTATAAACATCTTTGCGATCCCCGACCTTGTGAACCACAACCGTGGTTGCCTCATCCTCGATGTCGTAGATGATTCGATA